CTTACGTTTATTACGCACATCAATCATATGTTTAGCTAATTTAGGGTCTGTGGTTTTTAGTTTATTTATAGTGGCAGATTCCATACCTTTACCGATTTGTAAAAACATTTTACCAAGAACAGCATCAAGTATACCTTCACTAATTTTTTTATATTTGGGCATTTTTTTCTCCGATTGAATTGAGTAATGTAACTCAATAATAAATATCGAATGTACAGAAAATTACTTTTTAAATGAACTCTTATGTTTGTTCATTTCTTTTTGTAATTCGTCTGCTTCTTTCTTATAGAAAGTTTGTAGTCGTTTTAGATAGAATGTACGAAGATATATAGGTAAGTTGTAAGCATCACCAAAAGTGAAACCACCTTTTGAGTGTAATATTAGTTGAAATATTTCCTCGTGGAGTTGAAGTTTATATTCCGGCGGAAGGCCAAAAAAATCGAAGGGTGATCGGAATCACCACTGCTGTCTCCTTTCCATCAGAATCAAATATTGTTGCATTCATATCTACATCTGGTGTAATCGTTGATAAATAGTTTCTAAATGGTAGAGAATCCCTTGATAAAAACTCATTATCTACAAAGTTATTTATATAAGATTTTTCAGACTTACCATCTACTGAAATTATCATATGTTTTAAACGAGTAGTTAGTTCAAAACTTTGGTTTTTAGATATTTTTTTCTTTGCTTTGATTTCTTCTGCTATTTCATCTTCATCTTTTCCAGTTAATAACTTAAAACCAATTTCTCTTTCTGAAACAGGTAATTTATATGTATGTTCATTGACACCCTTAGTAAATTTAGAAAAATCTATTTTTGCAGGTTCAAGTTTTGATAAATCTACTGATTGTTCTTCTTCATCATAAGTAAATTTATATTCTTTACCATAACCAAGAATACGAGCAGCTATCATAATAGCATTCTTATCACCGACTAACATATCATCTAATTTAATTGATTTGTCTACAATTAAAGATTCTAGTAATTTTTCAATTACAGTACCTTGTTGTATTAGGTTCTGAGAGGTAAGAATATCTTCTTCTTTAGCGGTCATATATTTTACTTCTACTTTGCCACTTGAAAGTGGATGACCTTCAAAGTAAAAATACCCCTTAGATGGTAATTCTACCACCTCTGTAGGGAATTTGTAATCAGCCATAAATGACTCCTTTGTGATTAAATTTTAATAACCAATTATAAATATAACTGTTTTGTTCGTAAATAACTAATTATTTTGACGGTGCGAATTTCTCTTTGATTGGTTTAAGAATCATATCGAAAACGATATCGTCATATTTTGTCGGGGTAAGTTTTACGATTTTTTCTAAAGCGTAAATCGCGATTAAAACATATTCCCAATTTGCTGCTATCCATTCAGTCATTGTATTCTCCTATTAGAATTGTAAGATTGCGTAATCATATTTTAGTGTTAATTGAATTTCTGCGGGGTCACTTGATGCATAATCCATATCACCAAAGTTTGCAGTTTCAATATAAGTACCTTTTAATGTCCATTCTTCTACTACGTCACCAACTGGTCCTAGCATATTGAATGTAACATCTTTTTTATAAAAATCTGAGTATCCATCACGACCTGTTACTGATTCGTGGGATAACCTAACCCATTCCATAACAGCTTGTGCACCACTTGGAACAACTGGGTCATATAATGTAATATCAATAGGTTGCCACGCACCTTTACCCTTAATGTATCGTTTTACATTAATGTGGTCTAAAACTATCTCTTCGAATTGAATAGTTGGTCTGTTCATAGTTTTTATCAAGTATGCGGGAACACCTTCAATATACATAATGAACCGATTTTTTGTTTTCGGTTCAAATGGTGTGAACATAATTTCTGAAGGGTCTAATGTAGCCATTTATAATCTCCTAGCTTTAAAAGTCTTTTATTTCTATCATAAATAAATATCAATTAAACAAATTTTAAGTAAAAAAGAAAAACCCCAATCGAAATTGGGGCTTCTCATTATACGTTACATCTATTTATAAGTCAGACTTATTCAGGAAATGTAGCACCTGTTGGTTGAACGACAAAATCGAGTACAATAAACTCAGCCGTTCGTGTTGGTTGAATAAATATCTGACCAACTAATTGATTTCTATCCACAATATCTGGAGTATTATTGGAATCATCCATTACTACTCTAAATGCACTTAAACCACTATTAGATTGTACTTGTTCAAGATAAGGATTTACAATGTTCAAGAAACGATTTCTTAGTGCTTGAGTATTTTGTTCAAATACTAAGTATCTTGATGAACTTGCAATAAACTTTCTTAATGCAATTAACAACCTACGAACATTGATTCTATCTAATGCTGATGGTTTAGATTGTAGTGTTTTCTGTCCAAATACTACCACACCTTGACCAGGGAAAGAAGCGATTGGATTGATTCTGTTCTCATACAAATCATCTCTCTCTGAATGTGTTAGTCTTGTCTTAGCTTCTAATACCGTAGTTAAACCACCACGATTCAAACCAGCTGGAGCGAACCATTCATGTGATACTTGGTCTGTAAAACTGATAACACCAGGTATTACTACTGAAGGTGGCACCCATACAGGACTATTTGTTTCCCTATCTACAATTTTTACCCAGGGGTAATAAACACCAACATAATTTGTATCTAATGTTTTAATTGTTGACTTTACAGTATCAATTGAATCAGAGTATGCTGTAGCATCCATTATATAGAAAGCATCTGCTCGAGTTTCCGTCTTAGATATTGCGTGATTAGTTATCGTTGAGTGTAATCCATGAATCACACCAGGTGTTACCAATAGATTAATATCAAACTCATCAGGATTACTTATAGCGTTAATAGCCCTCTTATATCCAACTGAACCACTAGCAGAAGAATCTGATAAATCAAATCCTTGTGTATTAGTAGATGAAATATCTGGACCTACCGAGAACGGAGTTGCTGGATTGCTTCCGTCAAATCCCCATTGGAAAGGTATTGTGAATTTTCTCTGTGCAATCGCTGAATTTGTAAGTGATATTAACTCTGTTCCATCTGCAAAAGTAGAAGCTAATGTGCTTGCATCAGCGTGACCTAACATATTTTCAAGAGACATAGTTACATTATTTCCCACATTTGCAGCGTTTGGTATTGGACCTAAGTAATTTTGACTATCTGTAATACTAAAGTTGAAACCATAGAAAACAGTTGAATCATAATCATTACTTGCATTTGTTTGTTGTATTCTAAATGAAGCTGAAGGTACATTTGTAGTTCCTGGAACAGTATTATATACTGCTTTGAATCCCATTGGAATTACACTTTTTGGAAACCTAAATACTCCATCTTCTACCATATCTGCATAGTCACCGACTCTGACATATTTACTCAAGTTAACGAAATCACCATAATAGGTTAATTTACCATCTGAGTCTATCTCAACCCATCTATCACCAATTCGTTTAGCAAAAAAGTTTGGTGAAATTGGGTCAAATGTTAAATTATCAAATTGTTCTAATATATTATCATTATCTATGTTACCAGGATTATGTATTCGTACTTGTATTGAGAATGAACCAAAATCTGAACCAGCAATATCCGTATCTGGTTTTATATTTAGTATATTAACTTTGTAAGAACTGTTTATATCACTACCATGTGAACGAGTGTAAACTCTAAATAAACTAGACCTAGACCCATTGGATAGTTGTGATTGAATATACGGTGTTCTTCCAAAACTATATGAATTATTACCAGTAAAGGTACTAGCATTACCCTTTGTATCATATGAGGTTGAACCAAATTTAAAATCAAATCCAACTCCAGATGCACCATCGTGTTTTACTACTGAAGCAGAGGCAAGGGTATCGACATCACCGACTAGCATACTAGCTTGTTTAAAAGCTTTGTATACATAGACAGATGAATCATTACCACCTGACTTTGATGATTGTGGGTCTTCACTTATTACGTTAGTAATATAATTTGCACTTGAAGTGTTAAATGATAGTGCATAATTTTCGGGTGTTGTATCACTTCCTGAAACTTGTAGACTAAAGGCAGTCCAAGTACCTGCTCCTAATGTTCCAGCAGCATTACTCGCACTAGTATATGTCGATGCAATATCAGCAGTTCCATTCCCACCACCCCTTGATGGTGCAAGTATTGCCAATGAATGTGTCGCTATACCAGTTGCACCATCATTTGACATAAATGATGCGGATAACGTTGCTGAATAAGCAACTAATTCAAGTGCATCTGCAACATAACCACCGATACCAAGTACCCTGACTATTGTTACGACTCCTGCACTTCTTAAATATTGTTCTACTGTGTATGGTGTGTAAAATCTTCTATCAACTCCGCCAAACATCTCTTCAAATTCTTGAAAATTTGAAATTTGAGTAGGTGTGAATGCTGGGCCTTTTTTAGTTGGGCCAATAATTGCTGCACCTATTTCACCGATTGCTTGAGGGAGGAATGAAAGATCTCTTTCACGGGTAAATACACCAGGCGAAACGATTCTCTCTGCCATTGTAATTCTCCTAATTAATTTTATATACTAAATCTTTGAATAAGCGTGATTATTCTATAATAAGTATGATATAGCTTTCCTAAAATGTATTATTTAGGGGTTTTTTTTAAATTAATTGTTAAGTTGATGGTGTAAATACACCTGTTTTTGGATCAAGTTGACCAGGACCATATTTTTCGTTTAAAGTTTTAACAATATCACGTTCTTCTTGTTGAACTGTCTGATATTCTGTTTCAACTTCTTCAGTACGAATATTTAGAGCATCAATCTGTTGATTCAATAATATTTTTTGAACTGCAAGTTGTCCTAAGACGTTTTGTTTTTCTCCGTAATTAGTTTGTAACGATTGTAATGATTGTAGCTCTTCATCTGTGAATTTTAGTTCTTTAGATTCTTCTACAACGTTTGTTTCTTCAGCCATAACTATATTCTCCTATATTTTTATAGTCTCGTGTTTAAATAAATATCATATTATATTTGTAAATAAACTTTTTTTTTATACTTCTACAACCTTATATGAACGGCCTGATGCATCAGAACCTGTTAGTGCATTCATCTTTGTAGTAGCATCTGCTTGTGCATCACTACCACTATACTCCCATATTTGCTCACCACTACCACTTAGTTTAGCAACGTAAATATCACGTGATGCCCATTCTGGATCTGTCCAAGTTTCACCATTTCTATCCACACTTGATGTTGGTGATGGTAATAATTGTTTAAATATTCTATATGGCATTATATTCTCCGTTTAATATAAATATTAATTTTCTAATTCTTTAATTCTTTTTGCTTGTTCTTTTACTTGTTCAGATAATTCTTGTACTGCTTTAACTAATACTGGAATTAAATGTTGATATTGTAATCCTAAAACTCCATCGTTATCTTCTGAAATTGAACTTGGAAGAAATTTTTGAACTTCTTGAGCAGATAAACCAGAATGAACAGTATTATTTTTTGGTGTTTGGTCTTCTATAGACTTTTTATATTGAAATGTACCAACTTTAGTAAGGCTATTTATAGAACTAAGTGCATCATCAAATGCAGTCCAATTTATTTTTAATCTTTCATCAGACACACTTGACCAAGAGGTATCATTTTGATTCATAAAAACACCATTGTCATCATCAGTATCATCTATTACTAACCGACCATCTGCCGCTTGTCCGATTGAAATATTCCAATATTCACTTGGGCTTGTATCTTCAAGTCTTATATGAGGGTCAGCACCTTTTATATGCAAGATTGTTGCTGGGTCTGTTCTTGCTAATCCAATAGCCATTCCACCAAAATGACCTGTTGCTCCAGCATCTGAAGAAGCGTAGAATGCAGTACAAGCATCATTACCAATCACAGCTGTGTTATTTCCTTGTCCTGATGTATCATACCCAATTGCAATTTGATTTTGTGCATCAGCAGTTGAAACATCTGCCTCAGAACCAATAATAACATTTTGGTCACCAGTTGTTAAATTTACATCGTTTCCTCCAGTATTTTGACCAAGACAAGTATTGTCAACTCCGTTTGATATAGCGTGACCAGCCTTATAACCAAGTGCTGTATTTTGATTAGCGGCATCTGCATTGCTATCTGTTAAAGCTTTGTACCCGATTGCAGTATTCCTATCTCCAGATACCATACTTACTAAAGCATTGAATCCCATAGCTACATTAAAATCTCCATCAGTTAAAGCCGTTCCAGCTTGAAACCCAACAGCTACATTGGAGTCACCACTTGTAATACCAAGCAACGCAGATGAACCTATTCCAACATTACTTGTCTCTGCGCCAGAAGCTCCTTTACCAGCTTTAAATCCAACATATGTATTGTCACCACCTGTTGTAACTTTTCCAGCTTCAAATCCTACCGCTACATTACCATCTACAGCTACTATAGTTGAGAGAGCTGAGTGACCAATAGCTACAGCATTGTCTCCACCATCTCTTAGTTTAGCTGCATTAAATCCAATAATAACATTAAAGTTTTCACTTGTATT